TCACTCCACGACATTCAACCCGCAAAACAACTGGATGCAGATTGTGCTGTCGGCAATCTTGAATGATGCCAAGACAGGGGATGAGGTCTCGTACTGGCCAGATATGTGGTCACTGGACTACCTGAAGGAAAAGAAACGACAGGCGCCAATTGCTTTCTCTTTCCAGTACATGAACCAGGTGGTTCGACAGAATGAACTCTCCCTGGCACCAGAGTTAATTGTAAAAGCTGAGATTGCAACGGAGTTTGACACCCTTGCTGTAGGGGTCGATCTATCTGCTGGCACCAAAGAAAAGAACGATTACACGGTGATGGTTCTTGGCGGACGCATTGGCGACAGTATTCACATCATTGATTACAGGCGTATTCGCGTGATGGGTAACCTAGAAAAATTAGATGCCCTCAAAGAACTTCTCAATGATTGGTCAATCTTGGGTTGTGATCAGAACGGTAATTACTTCCCGACTTACTCAACGTGCGACATTTACTCAGAAGCCGTACAGTATCAAGCATCCCTGGAAGCCGACTTTAAACGTGTTTGCTTAAACGGAGAGAACTTGTACAACATTAACTGGCATGCCGTTAAAGGTTTCCGAGCGGATAAACTGGCTCGATTCCGTGGTTGTATGGGTATGTTTGAAGATCGCAAAATTATCTTTAATCGTTTCCGAAATTTCACTGCAATGTTTGAAGAGATGACTAACTTTGGTGTCAGCAGTCACGATGACTGTGTTGACGCTCTTGTGTGGCTAATCAATGGCTTGATGCGTAAAGGCAAACTTCAACTGGATTATTGAATTGTAGAATTGAAAAAAAGAATTTCCTGCTGTGGGACCAGAGTATGTAGCGATTGCGATCACTGCAGTGATATCGGCAATTACAGGCGGTTCCTGGACCGCCAATAAAATATTAGATCGACATCAAGAGCGTATTCAAAACACGCTGAAATATACTGACTCACAAAAGCGCAGGATTGATATTTTGGAAGATCAAATCAACCGAATGCCAATGGAGTACGTTCTTAAGGTTGACTTCCTTAGGGAGATAAAAGAAATGCATGATAATTTCCGCGAAATCAATAATAAGCTTGATAAGCTAATGGAAAAGCTTTTGTCCAAATGAGTTACATCCTTGAGGTCCAAGAGGACGAAAACGGTGATCAATACATCACATTGCCCGACGAAGTAATCGAGGAGCTGGGCTGGCAAGAAGGAGACGTGCTCAACTGGGACGTGCGTGGCACCGGTATTTCTCTTACCAAAGTCAACGACTCCGCTGGATATGAGGTTATAGAAGAGTAAAATAAAAACAATAAGCAGAAGAAAAATGCGATTCTATGGCGGCGGACCTGTGGGAATTGGAAACGCAGGTGTTTTTAACAATTCAGTCATTGGTGCCAATACCAATCCTTTGATGGATCCAAGGTTTAAGATCCAAGGAGGGGAGCCCTGGAACCCCACACCACTTTTACCTGGTACAGACACAAAACGCTATGAACAACAGCAGCAATTTAATATTCCACGTCAATTGCCTTCTGCAGGCATCGGTATCGGTAACTTGGGAGGACTGCTTGCACAGGCACCGCCTCCTGCACAAGAAGATCTTAGCGGGTTTCAACAAATGTTAGATCAAATGACGGCAGCCGAAGGTAATAAAATGAGAGGCCAACAAATGTGGCAGTATCCGCTTAGTTCTTACTAAGCTGTTACTATTACAAAGAAAGGAATAGTAAATGGCTGACGCTAAGGCACGACTTAACGAAATTATTGACGCCTATCTCAACAAGGATAGTAACGTTGTCGTCGACACTAGCATTGTCGCAGCCCACATTGCTCAGATGAAACTTTTTGGCATCCGCCAAGGAGTTGAATTCTTCCCGTCCCAGGATAACTTTGGTGCACAGCGCAAAGACTTCCTGGACCGTGTACTGAAGTACAACAAACTAGATACACGCCTTGATTCGATCTGGGAATATTTCCTGTGTGATGGCAAAGGTCTTTTTTATATCCGTCCTACCAAGCAAAACTACAGGCTTTATTATTTTCGTGAGCACGAATATCGTGCCTATTACAACGTTGATGGCGAGCTGGATGAAGTTGTAATCATCTACAGCTACAAGGTTCGTAAAGGTAACGGCTTTGGTGATCAGCTGAATACAACAAATCTTACGGGAACGCAAAGCACTTACAACCCTGGCGCTAAGCGTTACATTCGTCTGTCCATTAAGGCAAAGGAAATTGAAGAAACTCACTCCGATTCGGAGATGACTTTCGACATGCCTACCTATGCTTTAACTGGGAGTACCAAGCAGCTTAAGAATAGCCTTGGCTTTATTCCTTGCGTAGAGATCATCAACAATACTCAAGGTTTCTCTAACGAGGGTTCCGGAGAGTTTGACGCAGTAGCAAACCATATCTGTACCCATGATGAGTTGATGCGCACCATGCGCAAAAACATCACGTTCTTTGGTAACCCTACCCTTCTTTCTTCTCGTCCCAAGACGGACTTGATGGAAGCAGGTGGTGACTCCGTGGTCCAGCGCCCTTCAATCGCTGCTAACTCTGGCTTTACAAGTCCCGCGGCATTGAGTCGTTCAACCTTTAAGGCTGATCCCGTTAGTCGTGGTGTAGATGGTCAGATCCGAGTTCCACGTGTTATTGCGAACCTGGAACCAAACGACCGAGTTGGTTACATCGTTCCTGATGCAATCACAGGTGACCAGAACGCATTTGCCCGTCAGTATCGCGAAGAGATTCGTACTGCTTTAGGTGGTGTTGACGAACTTTCAATTTCGGCAGGCGTCACCGCAACAGAATACAAATCCTTGTTCGGTCGTGTTGCTGCAACATCTAAAAAGAAAGCAAACGCAATTTATACTCACGGCATCTCTCGTTGCCTTGAATTAATTATCTACCAAGAAGAGCAGTTGTTCAAAACAACTCTTGCTATGGCAGCCGGCCTTGAGAAGCCAGTGGACTTAGCTCCAGGTGCAAGTCCGGAAGAAGAGGCTGCCTACGAAGAGGCGATGAAGCAACACAATGAGATGTTGAAAAAACTTATGATGGCTTGTGTGGAGACACAACAAATTCCTCCCAAGGTTATCGGCCTTATTCCTGACGGTGACGTAACAGTGTTATGGCGTTGGATGGGCCCTGTCTATGAGGACTCTACACAAGACATCCTCAACAACTCCATCGTGGTACGAAACCTACAGGAATTAGGTGTTGATAGCATTGAAGCACTGAAATACCTCTTTCCGTCTAAGACGGATGAGGAAAGGGCCGAGATGTTATCTGGGTTCCCTTTCAGGATGGTGAACGAATTGCAGGGTGCTTACTCTCAATTTACTCGCTTAGTGGGGGGCATGATGCAGACTCCTCACCCACAGGCACCGGACTTACCGATGGCTGCGGATCCAAGATTGGATTTAACCCCATATCTGTATCGAACATTAGAAGCTCTACAAAAGGAGATGAGTTATGCAGGACGCTACCGTCCAATCGATCCCACAGACGAGCCAATCACCAGTGGCGGTGGCTCCAAGCAGCTACGTGGTACCGGCGCAAGCTCCGGCACCTCAAGCTCCAGTGGGGATGCCGGTTCAGTATCAGGTGGGTACCAGCTACCCCCAAGCGGTTCCTCAGGCGGCCCCCAATTACCAATCAGCCCCTACTCAGTACGCCCCCCAATCCCAACCGGCGGCCCCTCAGGCCAACCCATGGGAGTCGGCGTTCAACAAAGTGGTGGGTCTGCTGAGCAGTCCAGTTCAATCCCCGTTCCAGGGTCAGTCATATCAGACGACACAGTACGCCCCGGCGAACTACGGTCAGCAGTACAGCAACCCAGCTACGCAACAATCGGCTCCGCAGACCTGGTCACCCAACCAGGGCTACTCGCCCAACTCTTCCCAAATCTCCTCGGGGATTTATTCGGCTCTCGAGGGGCTGAGCCCGACAGGGGAAGTGCAAACGGCGATCGCCGATTACCTGCACCTAAGTCCCGAAAGCCGAAACGTAATTGACGCTTACGGCTGGGACGCACCCGCCATCCTCAATAACTACGGCCTCCAACTGGAAGCCATGCTGGATAGCGCTGTTGCTTGGGGCGGTAAAGCACAAGAGGTCCTTCATCGTTTTGCTGACTTCTCTGTTGCTGAGCACCAAGAGAACCTGGCCTACAACGAAATCCTGACCAACCCCGATGTGCTCAGCGATTACACGCTGAAGTTCTTCGGTCCCGAAGGTCCGTACCCCGTGTACGAAGATGAGTCGGAATTGGGAACCCGTGGTTACCCGACTGCATCCATTGAAAACTACATGGGTCAGTTCCCCGCACCTCCCGCTGCTTCTGCTCCCCAACAGCCTGAAAACTTCTGGGGCAGCTTTAAGCAACAAATGGATGTGAGCCCTGAGAATGCTTGGCGTCTTCTGAACCAAGCCCAACCTCAAGTTGTTGCAAACAAACTGTTTGTGATGGAGTGAGGCCATGCGCCCTCTTCTTAAGTACGGTGTGCCTGCCGCTGCTGGCTTAGCAGCTGGTGGGTACGCCCTTTCTCAAGGTGAAGATCCAGGCTCTGCAATTCTCGCTGGCACTGCTGGCGCTCTTGGTGGTGCTGCTGGTTTACTTGGTGCACGTGCAGTTACACCTCGACTTGCTGGACGATATGCAGATTCTGTCCAAGGTTTGGCAAATCAAATTGGCCAAACTGGCGGCAGTGCTTTACAAGCTCTTGGGGCCAAAATTCCCGAGAAGGCAAAAGCAAATCCGTCCAGTATGCGAATGGGTGCAATGCGTGGAGCCACTCGTGGAATTAACGCATTGACCAATGCATTACAGGAAGCTGTATATTCACCTGAGGCTACTGCATTAAATGTTAAACGTGGCTTAGGAGCTATTGCCGCTCCAGCCGGCGCACTTGCCGCTGGCTTAGGCGGTGTTGCACTTGGCGCTGTACCTGGTGCAATGGGAATTCCTGGTTTCCAGCAACAGCAGTACATGGATCCCGAGCAATATGGCTCGAGTAACACGATGGGTGCACTTGCAACCACCGATGGATCGATGACAACTTTGCGGTACATGTAATCTAAGTTTACTGTCTGCTAAAATTTGTGTTAGATAAGACATATGTGTCTTTATCTTTCACCCGATAAAAACACTGACACTGGAGGATAAACCAAGGTGTTTATTGACAACGACTTTCCAAAGATTTTGGGCGCCGAATTATATCGGCCCCACCCTGCCTATATCACTGAAATGGCTGTGGAGCCCGTGGTTGTCCACGACTTCACCCGTCAGCCTGGTCAAACCGTTCAGTTAGACCGCTATAAGTTCTGGGGTACCCCTGGTACTAAGGATAGCCGTGAGCGTATCGCCGACCAAACCATCGGTACCGCTAACAGCCGTAACATCACCAAGGAAAAAGTTCTGGTGGTGCTTAAGGAATACACCGGTCCTGCGGACCCGGGTGATCCGACCCAGCCTTCGACCTTCAAGATCGCTCGCGAAACTCTGATCACTGCTCAGCGTCTGCTGCTTGATAGCGGCAACCTGAACATGTTCCACCAGTCCATCGGTAGCCTGACGCTGCTTGATGACTACCGTCGTTGGCGCGACCGCGTGTTCATTGATGAACTCGCCAAAGCCGAAGCCAATGGTCAAGCTAGCACCACCCAAGGCGGTTACTACTTCGCTGGTAACAAAGCCAAGGACTCCTCTGGTCGTATCGCTTATACCTCTGACGAGTACACTGCCGACGTGCAGCAGTTCTCGGTGCGTACCGACCTTCTGAACATTGTTAAGGACCTGCGTAAGCGCAACGTTCCTACCTTTGCTGATGGTCTGTATCGCTGTATTTGCGATCCCACTTTCATGATGCACCTGCGTCGTGATCCTGACTTCCGTGAGATTGCTCGTTACGCTGGTAACCCCGGCCAAGGCATGTACATGGGTAACCCCATGCTGCCTAACAACGCCAGCTTCTACCAAGGTCCCCAAGCTGGTCAAGGCTATTTCCTGGCTGGCGAACCTGTTATGCCTACCGGCGTGCAGTTTGAAGGCGTTAAGTTCTTCGAGTCGACCAACTTCCCGACCAAGAACATCAGCACTTCTTTCACCGGCACCGGCGGCACCTACACTTCCCAAGAAGTTGCCCAAGGTTACTTCTTCGGTCCTCAGTCGATCGGCGTGGGTATTGGCGGCCCCAATGCTCAAGTTCTGATCAACAACAACGACGACTTCAGCCGTTTCATCATCCTTATCTGGCAACTGTATGCCGGCTTCGAAATCCTGAACAAGGACTTCGTGACCACCGCATTCAGCTATGTGTCTGATGACGGTGTGGTCTGATAGTTAACCATACACATTTATAGGAAAAGATAAATGACCTATTTGTCCGCTAAGAAAATTTATCCCGGCAACTGGGCTGAACCCCTGAACGGCTGGTATAAAAACATTGATGCCATTCCCGATGGCACCAATGATTTCTCCAAGGGCGGCCCCACTTCTGTGCTGGCTACCCCTGGTTACCGCTACTTCCAGCAGCGTGGTTATGTGGCTGTTACCGCCACCTCTGGCTCTGGCCCTGTCGCCTCTGCTGACGTGATCGTTCCCTCGCCTTACCGCCAGGACGACACCCGTACCGACATCACCGGCATGGTGATCTCTGGTAGCTCCACCCTTCCTGCTTACGTGTATCGCACTGCGATCTCCGTGGCTTCTGGCTGGGGTGATGGCCGCGTGGCTTCTGGCGTGTATGCCGCCACCGGTAACGTGATCTCGTTCGGTCGTGTTGCCTCCAACAACCCCACCGCCGCTTCTGGTGTGGGCGAAGGTGTGATTCAGGCCAACCTGACTTCTAGCATCTCCGGCACCCAGGCTGGCGAAATCTACTTCGCTGGCGCTACTGCTGGTTATGGCACCAACCCCTTCCTGACCATCACCGGCGCTACTGGCGTGGCTCCTGGCACCGTCAACTACGCCGCTGTTGCCGCCACCACCCTCAAGGTGTTCGCTAAGGAAACCGCTAACAGCACCACTACTTCTGGTGGTTTCTACATCTCTAGCGGTGACTCTGCTGCCGGCCGCACTGGTTACCTGGTTGTGGAAGTGTGCTACATCCAGCCCGACATTGCTCCTGGCTACGAAGACATCGAAGGTTATCTTCTGGGTCGCACCGTTAGCTGATTAGGTTAAACTAGGACCAGGTAACTACTGGTCCTATGACAATCACTGCGACAATGCTTTATCAGCATAAAAAAACAGGTGCACGCGTCAAAGTTGTAAGCGAATGGGATAACGGCGATTGGTACATGGTCGAAGATCAGGACGGTCGCCTTTACACTGCTTACAAAACTGAGCTTGTGCCTGATGAAGAGGCTACCAAAAAGGTAAAAACTCTTCAAGTAAAAGATAAAGCTGCACAAGAAGAGCCGCGAACTTTCCCACCGGACGTGCGTTTAAACATTAATGCAGCCACCGCTCAAATGATCGCTGATCATATTAAGGGTGTTGGATTAAAAACTGCTCGAGAGATTAAAGACCTTCAAATGTCCTTATCGGGTGAAAGGTTCCATACCCTCGAACAACTGCGACAGGTTGGACGTATTGATTGGGACGCAGTGTTTGCTGCTGATTTAATTAGGGTTTAATTCTCATCTCCAAGTACTGCCCCTGGGAAACCAGGGGTTTTTTAGTTTTAAAATAAGAACATGGCAAAGATAACACGCATAGGGCAACTTGGATCGACCGGGGTTTCTTCCGGCCCACATTTGCATAGCTACGTATTAAACCTTGAGACTAATCAATATGAAGACCCTGGCGCCCATCGAAGTAAATTTTTAGGTGTAAGGGTCGGGCCAAATCGAGTACCTAAGTACATTGCGGATGAAAAAGGCGGATTGCAATTAAATCCGGCAGCCGGCCTTACGATGACTTCTGGTTTTGGCCCACGGAATACAGGAATTCCTGGAGCCAGTACATACCACCGGGGTAGAGATTATGCGGGTGCAGAAGGGACTGAGATTTTTGTAGAAGGAGACATCAAGTTTGAGCCCCATCCCAATCAAGGGGGCTATGGTAATTTAGCCACCTGGACAACAGGAGATGGTAAGTATGAGCTTGGATACGGCCATATGAAGACGCTGGGAGAATCAGCTGACCTTACTGAAGGTAGAGTAGCCGATCCATCTGGCTCTGGTATAGACCCCAAAGAGTTTTTAGTTGGTTATCTCCTTGGCACAGGTTTTGCAGGTACGCCGAAAGAAAGTGCAGCCACTCAGATGAAACGTGGATTTGTACAGCAGTTATTGCAACCGGCTGACAATTCCGACATGTACATGCAATTACTTCAGTCCATGCCGAATCCGTACGCTGGTTAATTTACTGCATCTATAATTAAAAACATACGGAAGTAAGCTGTGCAGCTCAGCGATTTTGACAAAAGTAGGGTCCGGTACCACCTGGGCTACTTCACGGTTTCCGTGCCGGCGGGTGACTACGCCCGTTTAGAAGAAGCTCTTAACACAGTACCTGATTCTTATTTTTACGACAAGATCGCAATTCAGATTGGCCGTTGTGATACGGCTGAAAAGAAAACTGAAGTTGCTACTTCTCCTTCCACTAGACTCGAAAGTATTGCTGGTGACGTTGACCGTACTATTCGGTCGAGTAATGCCAAGGAAGCGCTGAAAGTTTGGGACGAGATTTATCTCTACGAAACTAATCGCTTGGCTGGCATTCTTTACGTCCCTAACTACAAAGATCCGTTCCAAGCTCGTTATCGTTACGAACGCTCTGGTGCTGAATTTATCCAGGCATTACCTGGACCTGCCGACACTGCAGTTGGCTCACGTCTTTATTTACATGAAGTTTGGAGGTAATCATGCCTGTTCCTATTAATCGAAACAAAGACACTGCTCGAGAACAGCGTTCCAGGGAACAGCAAGCTGTTTTAAATAAGCTGCGTGGAGGCGGCGTTATTTCTGGTGCACAACCAGCCAATCCTATTATTGGCGGTATCCAAAGTTTATTTGGTGGCGCAGGCAAGGGTGCTATTCCTACGTTAGGAGCTGCGCAACTTGGTGGTCAAGAAGTCTTAATGAATAGAGGGGGCTGGAGTACAAATCGTGCTGGCAGCGGTCCAATTAACGTGGGAGGACAAACTTGGTATCCCGCTCAAAGTGGCGAAGATCTGGTTTACAAACGGGCACCTGGTTTAGTGGGCGGTCAATACGGCAGTCTTTTTTCAGGTGGACAAAAACAGCCTCCGGCAGCATCTCGTCCAGGCGCCGAACGTGCGTACCAGCAAGAAGCTTCACGCGTTGCCCAACTCACCGCACAAGACCCTGAGCTTCAGCGTTATGAAAAAGCACGGGAAGGTGCTAAAACTCAGGCAGACATGAATGCTGCCCGTGATATTGGCATGCAGATCTGGCAAGAAAAGTATGGCGGCACCAAAATGGCCCAGCCTGGTGGTGCAGTGGGATCTTTTAATCCTTTAATGCAATCTACATTCGGTTATCAAACCGGAATGGCGCCAGGTCAAGTTTCCGCGATGCAGCAAACTGCAGCGCCAATTCCAGTTGCTCCCGGAGAAGTTCCTTACTTCCAAGGTGATTTAGGTACACGAGCTACTCTTGAAACAGGATATGATCCCGCAGCATATGGTTTAACACCTGGAAAGATCGAAGACATGAAGTCAAAACTGCTTAAGCAAGCAGCCGTCAACAGTGCTTCTTCAGTAACAAAATAACCATCTGGCATTGCACAGCATGTAAGCCCAGCCAACTGGACACAGATCTCTGATCTATGGGTGCCAGTGTAGTTGCTTTAAACCAATGATTCTCTGTCCTAAGTTTGTTAAACGTACTTTGACCTATCTAGCTACGGCCCTTGCGCTGCAAACCGTATTTATCCCTGGTCTCAAAGCAAGTTCAAATTGGGTAGGAGAAAGTTAAACCAGACGTTATGGCTACGCCTAAAGTTGGTATTCTTCCAAATGAAGAACGGATGGCAATCATCCGGGGTGCCAGGGAGCTTGGCTTGCATCCGTATGAGTTCGGTGCATTCCTATCGCTTGAGTCTGGCGCCAACATGGACCCTAATATTGTTGGGGGTGCGGGCGGTCGCCATAAAGGCTTAATTCAATTTGGTCAAAACGAACAACAACTCTATGGCATCTCTGGACCTCAAACCAGGGCTGGCCAAATGCCTAAAGTTCTTCAATACTTTAAAGACCGTGGTTTTAAACCCGGTCAAATGGGTATTGATCGCGCATATGCAACAGTGCTTGGTGGAAATCCAAACGTTTCGTTGAATGCCAAAGATTCTTTTGGTACTTCCGTTGCAGGTGTTTTGCCGCGTTTCAAGCAAGGTGGAGATCTTTATAAGAACGCACAACGTGTTCTTGGTGATATTCCAACTGATACGGAAACGGTTCAACAGCAGCCTGGCAAAGGACAAGACGTATCTGCCGGTAGTTTTCTCCAAGGGTTTATGTCAGCCATGGCTGGCAATCAACCCAAGGAACTCTCTGTGCAGGATTTGGTAAAACAAGAGTTAATGGCTAAGCTGTTAACTCCTGCGCCAGAAATGGATCCGCTTGCTTTTTTGACTAACATGAACCCTTATGGTTAAATCACGTTAGAATTGGAAAATCAGTAAAAGCGCAGTAGAACCTTGGCCTCGACTAGCACAAACAAGCAGCCCCTGTTGGTTGATCGCCCACTGTTTGATTCAGTGCGTGTCACAACTCAAACTGTAGGCAGTGCTTCAGCTAACACACTGTTTGTCCAGGGGGGCCAGGCGCCCTCCATCTTGGTGGACATGGACGCCAACCTTAGCGAAGACAATAACAGCGGTGGTGTTGTTGATTCCATCAGTATTGTCCGCAATGATTACTACCGTGATCCGGACTACACAGTAGCCACCGCAACCTCTGGCACTCCTATTTCGCTGACCAGCGGTCAAATTGTTTTCATCTCTCAGACTGGTGTTCTTACCACCCCTGCTCAAAGCGGGTATGGTTACTACACCTACACAGGGGCAACTACCCTGACAGGTATTAACACCAGCCTGATTTACTCGGGCGGCATTGGAAGCGGCTTTAGCTACAACGGCATTAAGTACGGATACCAGCCCGAAGTAACTTTTGTTGTTTACCAGACTCGCGGTACGACCACACCCATCCCTGCCTCTGGCGACTACAAAGTTGTCTTTGCCAAGCGCGTGCCGGCTGATGCACAAGAAGTCGACTGTGCTGACGTGATGCCTCAACTGGCTGCTCCTGTTGTTTCCGCAGGTAACACCACAGGACTTGGCCAAACCGCACCGCTGCGTAACAAAGGCATTTACCTGGAGCGTGGCGACCGCCTCTACATTGGCGTATTTGCAGACGGCCCGAACATCTCTGGATATATTCCTGGGGCGCACGTCTACGCACAAGGCGGCTTCTTCTAAGTCATGTCGCCCAAAAAGGGTGATCTCTTTGGTAACTTCAACCAAAAGATTGATTTTAAACTAGGCGCAATTAAACCAATCTCTACGGAATTTTCTGTTGGTGCGGTGCCAAACTCCATTGTCGCAATGGATCGGGAATCATCCTGGGCACGTTGGCGCCGTGGGTATGAACTTGCTGTAACGGTAGGCATCCAACGAGGGTTAACATTCCCCTTCCGCTACACAATGCCAACACCACCAGGAACAACGATTCCTCCTGGTAACCAACCGTTAATTGTTGGTGTTGTACAAGGCTTTCCTACAGCACGCAGGGAATTTGGCATCCATTGGACTGGTTGTCGTGTAGGTGCACTGCTGCGCTTCGATAACGTATTTGATTCCACTGGGACTAGGGCAAGTGTTGCCATGGTCACAGAAGACGCTGATTATTGGTACGTACAGCTTGCCGGTACCTGGAGCATAAGCAACCCACTCCCAGCCCCTCTCTACGTGCCTCCTGTGGGCAGTAACGCAGCTCTCAAGCCACTGAACGGCGAAGTAATTGAAGACCGCCTCCTGGAGCCCGGTGGGACGCCTTTAACAAACGATACGTTAAACCCAGCCACCAATAAAAAATACGGTTACGTTCAGGCATTACTGGTGGATGTAAACGGTCCAGCAGGAGTACTGACGTTAAAAAAAGCAGGATCCTTTGAGTCAACACCTGATGGTGTGTATGTAACACCAGCAAGTCGTCCGCCTGCTATCGACAGGTTCCTGACGCTTGGCACGAGATACGCTTGCACCTGCCAAGATTTCAGCCGCCGTAGTTACGCGTATTTCCGTGACATGAAAGGTAGCTCCACAAAGCGCTTTCCTTATACAAGGCCATCATCTTTAAAGTATGGGCGGCACGAATTAATTACGGATGCAGACGGAACTATCAATAACAATGCCGAAACCAGCATTGATAAAAACCGCAGGCTTTCACTTACGTTTGAATCAATTGATAACCCTGGGGTGTTCAGTGATTTTGGCGGAAGGTATTTGCGGAACGTACCAAGCGTAGGGGCAGCAGAAGGCCCTGGTACATTTGTTGACTACAAAGCTGTTGATAATCAGATTGTTAGTTTTGATGACTACTGGACGCCGTTGTTAGATGAGATGCGATACTGCAAACACATCTATGCACTGCGCTTCCAAGAAGGCATTATCCTCCCTGAGCCGTCTGACGTACCTATTGATATGGACGAGGGAATGGTCAGTTGGGAACAGAAGCTTGTCAATGAATCAAGCACGATGAAAAAACATTCGGAATACGTAGATTCAATTAACGGCTTGAAGTATATGGACCTTCCGCCTAGTAATTTCCAATCACCGCAAATGCTTCCAATGATGCAAAAGCTTTTAAACGTGCCGACCAGTTTTATTAAGCGTGCTAACTTTGAGATACAGCGTAAAGACGGAGCATTCACAAGTGGCTGATTTTGGAGACGTAGTAGAAACTAAATACGTGTTGTCAGCTGAGCAACTAAACGCCAGCGCCTTTGGTAATAGCACCGTTTACTACAGTGGCAGTCCAATTGTATATGCCCCTGGAGACGTAGTTAATCTTCCTTACACCAGTGGAGAGTTGTCCACAATGGAAGCAGTGGGCTTAGCTTGGGCAGCTTACGCAAGTGGAATTGAGCCTGAATAAAAAAACAGCCCCGTATTACCGGAGCTGTGATTACCCACCCTTTGCCAGAACTCACGCCATAGCGGCGAGCTTCTCTTGTTTGGCCAGGTGCTTACGTACTGCGGCTACGTTCCACAGATAGCTATCCCGTGAACGTGTGCAGTCAAAAGCTGCGAAATGCGGTCCCAGCTTCAGGGTACCGTCATCGCGGTACTTGAAGAGCGTCTTGCGGTCAATGCCAAGGATCTCTCCTACTTGCTGGGCAGAGACCCAACCTGGATGCTTAGCCATGGAAGCGGCAGTGGTTACCTACGTACCTTACACGGAGTCAAGATGGTGTCAACAGTCTTAAGCAAATTTTTATCTTGTTTCTTTGCGGGGAAGAATGCATAGGGAAATTAGAATCAATTAACGGCAATTGAAGAGCATGTTTTGCAGCCAGCACGAGCCCCTTGCCCTGCTAGTTGAATTAACACCAAAACTTGCCAAGAAAAGATTTAGAGAAAGTATATACCAAGCCTGGAACTATCAATGCGGCTATTGCGAAGAGCAAGCAACAAGCTTAGATCACGTTGTGCCACGATTTAAATCCGGGTGCTCCAACAGAAGTAACTTGGTTCCAGCATGCACTAAATGCAATGCAAACAAGGCATCAGCTGAAATGGAGTCTTGGTATCGTCAGCAGTCCTTTTTTACAGAAGAAAAATTGGGTAGAATAAAAGCTTGGATGGAACCAGACGGTTTCAATTTGATTGATCTTCAGCTACGCAAAGAAGCCTCATGATTCGTTTCGAGACTGTCAACGGCTTACTAAAGCCTGTGTTGCCTACCGATGCGACAGGTGATGAAGTCAAAGCAGCGGATACAATTGCACAGCGTTTAAACAAAATTCAAGGCTCTGGTGAAAACTACAAAACCTTAATGGAGTCTCTTGACAAAGAACTTCAAGGGAATAACAGCAACGCTCGGGACTACATTGACGCCGAAACAATCACGGCGGTTGAGAATTTTTATCAAAAAGCAACAGGGTTAACTCCCTGGGATTCTTCCAAGCACGGGGTGCCTCTCGATAGTTTTAACGCAAAATTTTACGCGCAACAGGTTCCAGAAGAAGTTAAAAAATGGAACGAGGCTGCCACTGCGGTTTCATTTGGAGGCAAGAAAATTTCAGATATTGATATCACTAAAAAATACCCTGATTTAGATTCTTTTTTGCATTCAGAATACACATTTGTCGGTGCGCCAGCAGGTCTTTTGGGTGAACCCAGAGATCTTGAGGTTTACAAAGAAACATTAAGGGCGCCCACCGATGCGGAACGCCAAATTTTGCGCGAAGCATTACTTGGAAAACCCGGAGGCGCAGAATCTCTTGCCGAAATGGCAACACAAAACTACATCAATAAACAAGGAGAACAAACCTTTGGTGCTTTATCTGCTGATGCATTAAAAGCAACTTTAAGCGAATATGCAAACGCACTTAAAAAACAGCAAATGTCTGACATGCTTGAAGGCATGGGCATGCCTAGTGTTGGCAACATTAAACAAGACATTAAAAACGCAATCCTTGGTGATAGTGGCGTTGGTGGTTACATGAATTTTGGAGCCGGTTCTAATATCGGCAAAAGTTTGTCTGACAGCTTAGATCATAGTCTTGGCATGGGTTCGTCTGTCCAGTACAACTGGCAAAAGTGGTTTGATGAAACCTTGGCAAAACGATACGAGGATCGTTCTCAAATTACAGACCCAACAGATGCGTCTAAAACATATGAACTTGAAAAAGAATTTGCCAAATCTTTTGTCGAAGATTATTTAAAGCCTAGATTCGATACATCAAAATCTATATCTGAATTTGTTAGCTATATGGATGTAAAGGATGACGAGCAAAACGTTCTACAAACACAACTTGCTTCTAACGCGTTAAAACAATATGCCAACGAAAAGGCCAAAGAATTTATTGCTAGTCTTGGAGCCGCAGCAACACAAAAAGAATTTGACCCAAATTTTTACTGGAATCCAGAGCTGCTGTCCGGAACAGATGTAACAAACAAAAAAAGTGCATACGAACAGCAAAAGCAAAATGTTCAAGATTCTTGGGACAAACGCAATACAGACGAAGATGTAAAAAACGGCAAATCATGGAAAGAACTTGCTTATGAATATGGCGTTGATCTAGAAAACAAAAGCGATTTTGCTCGATTACATTATTCTGTTATCGGCAAAAATAAAAACTACGACCCGGTTGCCGATACCTACAACAGACAAGATCTTGCCGCTTTTATCCAGGGGCCTCTTGCAGAAGCTTTGCAAGGTAAAAAAGCTTCTTTTGGTAATCCGGTGTTTCTTGATTTTGTTTCAGCAGAACAAAAAGCTGCTGAATTTGTCGATAAAATAAATATTTCTGATTTGCCCGAAGATATAAAAAAACAATTAGAAGGCCTTGGCTATGACACAAGTACAGATTCTGTTGCAGAATTGCAAAGTGTTTTAACTGGTCTTTTAAGCACAGATCCTGCTTTTCAAATACGTGAAAGCATTAGGCAATTAAACGAACAACGTATTAAACCAACGCAAGAGCAACTAGGATTTGGTTATATCCAAAGGGACTCAGACGAGAAAGTTCAGGCTCCTGCTGGTGGCAGTGCATTGTTTGATGTTTTCCAAAAGGCTGGGTATGGCGGAAGCGAAAGCGAATTTTACGCTGAGTTTTTTCCTGATGCTACTGAAGAAGATAAGAATTTAATGTCTCCAGGCTCAGGTAAATCAGGATCAACTAAAGGCGTGCAAGGATTAATGGGATTCAGTATGCCAGATTTTTCTGATCCTTTTGCAGCAATGGGTTCACTGGATCAAATGCTTTCAGATGATAGTATAAACAAGAAAGAGACGTATAAGCCGCGTCGGTCTAATTATTTCAAATACTTTACAGAAGAAGAAGACGAAGAAGCGCCTTCTTTCTTTGGGGGTGGAATCGGCTATTTATTTGGTTAACAAACATGTCAGATAAATCACGTAAAGCGGCCAGTGCTGCAAAAATTCACAAGGATTCCATGGAGTGCAACAAGCCTCGGCGAGACGTGCAGGGGGGTAAAAAGTCTGTTGTAAAAGCATGTGAAAACGGGCAAGAAAAAATCGTACGTTTTGGTGACGCCAACATGGAAATCAAACGAGACAACCCAGAACGTCGCAAAAACTTTCGTGCCAGACACAACTGCGACGAACCCAAGAGCAAGTTGACGGCTGGTTACTGGTCGTGCAAAGCCTGGTGAATTAGGCTAAACTGCTGACGTTGCTACCTCAACACCATGGCAAAACCCAAGTCAACCTCATTGGTCAAAATTGAAGCCAAGCCTAAGCTCACCCGTCAAGGCGACGGCAAGCATTCCAAGCCCAGTCACGGCCGCAAGCTATCTCGTGGTCAAGGTAAGTAAATTGTGTATGATTGGAGGTAATTGTAGTTACCTCCATGGCGGATCTTTCGCATGCCGTTAACCTAATTCGTAAATACGAAGGGTTTAACGAAAAAGCATACCCCGATCCGTCATCAGGCGGTGAGCCATATACCATCGGGTTTGGGACTCAGTTCTATCCCGATGGTGCTCCCGTCAAGCGTGGCCAGTGTTGCAGTAAAGAAAAAGCACTAGAGTATCTCTTCCATGAGGTCTCTGTTATTGACACGCAGCTTTCAAAGCTAAACCTTGGCCTTGATGACAGCATGCGTCAGGCTTTGCTTTCATTCATTCATTCCATTGGCTGGGAGCCATTTTTGTATGGACGAGTGATTGACTGCATTGAACACGAAGATTTTGGCGCAGCTACAGAAGAGATCGGTCGGTGGGTCTTTGATGAAGACCACCAAGTAATTGGGAGCCTGCTCCACAGGCGTCGTGAAGAATCTCATCTTTTCCTTCGGGAAGTTGGTGCCAACACCTTGTCTTCTTCCGATGTACTGCTTGCTGCATTCCGCAACTACACTGCTGCTCCGCACCAGGTAAAAGCCATTCGCTTCCTGGAGCAGGGACTTAGCCCGTACCTTCTTGCACAGTTTGCCAACGAGTTTCGAATTGACGATGATCTCTGGGACGATTACACCAGTGATGCCGTCAATTTGGAATTCAGCAGCTAGGCTTAGAATACTTGCAGTAAAGAAATGCAAAGCGGAATGGAGCGGTCAGTTGAACCCAGGGAATTTGAACTTCCCCTAGAACTCCAGTTTGCGATGCGCAAAGCTGAGCTTCAGGCTCAAGAGATGACCTGGGACGAGCTTCACGCCGCTTTGCTGAACCTTTACCACCAACGCTTGATGGAATGGTACGCCATTCGGGACATCATGGCGTCTGAAGACATTGAGATTGACTGGGATCACCCAACCGACATTGAGCTAGCAGAACTCGCCGCCGCATGCTTGTACGACGACGAGGATGAGGACGAAGATACTTGTCAGCCTTTCTGAACTTCGTCCAACTCAACTAGCCGAGAGAGGTACCACTGTGCTTTCTTCAGTGATTCTGTCCCGCCTTTATGTTTCTCACGCCACACATACTTGGCGATATTGCCCTTCAGGTATCCGCGATACTCTTCGGCGGTTAGCTGGGCCTCGATTGCTTCGATACATTCGATCCCTCCGTCAGCGTAGTGCGGGGGATGATTGACCAAGTCCTCCTGGATAACAGGAGGCTTTTCTTTGGTGGCCCAGGGCACTGGGCACACACCATCTTTACATCCGTTATCGTCTATCGGAGCAAACCACGACGTTTCGCCGAAAGCAACTTCTCCGATTCCCCTGGACCCTGTAGCTCCAGCACTAAGGTCTTGGGACGGGGCGATGCTCCCATTGACATCCCCTGCTCCATCGAGGGAATGTACCCCGTCGTTCCAAGCCGTGCTCCCTCGAGATTCAACGGATTCCTTTCGAGTCCCTGCTCGCATAGCGTCAAGCCCCTGTTATACATGTCATACAATGGTACATCATTTTCTTCGTTGTCAAGAGGCGCACCGAAATCTTCTTCAGTAAGACAACGACAGTCCAGTTCATCTTGAACAAAGCTATCCAGGAACCCTGCGGCGGAATGCATCACGGTGTTTAAGCGATTTACTTCTCTTACAATGATAAGATGGCAAACACTTATAGACCTACATACGATCCAGGTGTTAACTCTGGAACTTCAGGCGCCGAAGTATCGGATCTAAGGCCGGAGCAAGCGTATGACACAGATATGCGACGTGTTGAACCACAGGAGCGTTCAGCCGCAGCTTCGGTCAACAGCAAACAAGACCGTGTTGAAAAATTTATGCGGGCAGCAAAAACTGCTGGTGCATACCAACAAAGGTCTCAAATTGCTGAACCTACCGTTTTTAATGAAGATGGCGATGCCTATGGGACTGTAGGTAGTACGGCATATTCTCGTAAACCACAGTCCCAATTTGGCAAGGCGTTTTAAACCTGAGAGAACACCACGTTATGTGGTTGATCTTGATACTTGCCCTTCCGGTCCTGGTAGCTAACCTCGCAAGGGTTGCCCCGGTAGAAGAGAAGTTGAGTGATCCCCTCGTTCGCGTAGATGCGATTAAACAGTCCGGTGCAGTTGCTGATTTCTAGCGTCAGGTAACCTTCCCAGCCGCTTTCAGCAGGCGTGATGTTGACCAGGATACCTGAGCGGGCGTACGTAGATTTGCCCACTGCAACCACAGTGACATCACGTGGCAGCTTCAGACGTTCTTGTGCAACGCCCAGACAGTAGCCGTACGGAGGGAGCAGGAAGTACTGACCACGTTCGTCTTCCAGGAGATCTGCAGGTTTGAGGATGTCAGGATCAAAGTTCTTTGGATCACAGTCCCCAGCCTGGACCTTACCAAAAATCAAGCATTGACCAGGGGAAAGCCTGATGTCATAGCCGTATGAGCTAAGACCATAACTAAGGAGCTTGCGTCCGTTTTCCTTGTTAACTAGGTGATCAACAAAGGGTTCAATCATCCCCTTTTCTTCGGCAAGTTGCTTGATCTCCCAGTCGGCAAGGACGCTCATGGTTTCCTGTAATCGTCTTTCAGTATACCCGGTTCAAGAAAGGATATGCCCACGTTCCGAGTAAATGTCTATAAACCTTTCGGTCGCTTTACCTGAGGAGTCCATGGGAGGCAGGTACACAAGAAAAGAAGTGCACGTTGTGGCAGCTTCAATCTTTCCTTGTCGATGGCGATTGAGCTTTGGTATTGTCTTCAAAATACACATGGGAAATTTGAAGATCTTAGGCTCGTAACGAATCATGTCAGGGCAGTTGCTGAAATAAAGACCTTGCTTTACCTCACCCGATAACCATTCGTGGTATAGGCGTCGAAACCATACGGCATGGGACGAGGTTAACGACAGGGCCGAAGCTCTGGTCATCTTCCACTTTTCATTCTTTTTATCCCAGAAGTAGGCACCGGCTGGCGGAAACAAATACACGTTCCCATACCAGAGTTGCGTATTTAACGCATCGTCTGACGGCGTGTAAAACTGTTTGGCCTGCACGTACTCATTAGCAATCCTGGAACTTGCTACGTCTAAGTCGATGCCGCCCATCAGCTCATTAGCTGCACACACAAGGTCAGAGCTGGTAATCCACTCAATTTCCTCGGCTTTAGATTTGACCTTCCGAACACCGTCACTCATTTCTTTTCGTTCACCTTGTTGTAATCAATTTCTAGATAACGCATGCCCTCGTGATCATTGATGAGGTAACCAGCTTTTTCTAGCGGATCAATTTTTTGCGCCGCCCCAAGAACACGCCGGAATGTTTCGGCAAGGTCTCCGTCATTCTCACGTTCACACTGCTCTTGTGCAGAATGCAACTCTTTAAGTGTCATAAAGAACATCGAACGCTCTTTGTTTTGGGGCTGGAAGACCATGACGCCTGGCCCCTCAATTTCCCACATCTTGCAGTAGTGCTGGCCCATGTCGCCAAGAATCAGCTTCAAAGTGCCTTCAAGTACTTTGGCCTTGGTATCGTCCATCTCTGGACCGATGACAGAAGCAATCAGTTTTTCGCGTCGACTTGACATTTCTCTAGTAGCCCCTGGCGTTGTAAAGATTCTAAGAGTTTTTTGGTGGGTTGGTACAACACAACCAACTTGCCAAGGATACCGCGTTTTTTAACAAGGCGCCCTGTGTTGTCTCGTACCTTGTTAAATTCACCTGAGCGAATCAGATACTCAGCAACGCAGCGAAGGCGTCTCTTCAAAGGTAATTCTGCTTGTGGGAATTTACCACAGATCGTATCGGGCTGTAAATCTTGGAACACAAGCCGCAATCGATTTGCCAGGGTCATATTTGAATTGGCGTCTTCCTCTTCGTATTTTTTTAAGTTTTCAAGGTATCGACGCAGGCACCCATCATCAAATGAGCCACTGGGTGGCAGAAACATTTCCACTTGGTTGGCCAGTGACTCAGGTAATGTCTCCTGGTAATTATCGATGGTGACTTCATCGATATCCACAATTTGAAATCGATGTGCCATCACTCAAGAAACTGGTTGGTCGACTTGTACATGTGTGGCCTACTTCGCAGATCACTTGGTACAAGGTCTCGGTTTTTGGCAAAGGACTGAACCAGTTGATTCCAAGGGATCCGCAGTACTGCTTTGCGGTGGGTGCCAGGGGAAACATTGACGTAATGAATGCCTTCTACCCAGCCTTTGTCAGGTTCTTTCCTTCCGATTGCAATCCAATTCCGCACCGTCTGGTCAGATACCCCAAGACGTCTACCACATTCTTCGGTCGAAATATATTCATCTGCATAAGCATCAGGACATAAAGCGTCCGTTTCTCCGTTTGAATAACGGCTATGCCACATGGAAGCAAGGATATTTCGAATTCCTTTTAGCTCTTGCGCAACATCTTCAAGCCCTTTTCTAATTCCGTAACTCATAGCAACAGGCGTTCTGTTTATATGTTAGTCTGTCAGGAAAACCATCTGTGACAATGGAAGAACAAGTTTCACCTAGTCAAGTACCGGTACAGCCACCCGCAAGTCCCCAGATCACACCTGAACAACTGGAGGAAATGAAGGCTATTGCCCGTGAGCGGGCCATCCAGCAGACCATGGCACAACGTGCTGCGCTGTCGCAACAGCCCCAGCAGCAACCTCAAGTGGTTTATGTACGTCGCAATTTGACAGTTGCCGAACTGCTGTTGGTAATCTTGCTTTCCTGTGGAATTGTGACAGGAATTCAAGTTGGCTGGAACACCGTGTCTAATTTACTTCCCCGCATCGAAGTAAAGGTGCGTTGAATAAAAGGCTCTATAATTGAAAACATAGATATATCGCAACAATAGCAGGTGGCAAATAGAAGGATCACGGAGTTCCCGGCCATCAACGGGCTCGACATTAACGAACAGGACCTTCTTACGTTGGTCCATGTTTTTGAAGTGGACCCTACGCTACGCAATAAGAAGATTACATTTGAGCAGTTTAAAGATTATTTAAACATCTACTACGCCTCTACTAGTGGCACTACCTTTAGTGGCAACATTGCCATCTCTGGGAACCTAACCGTTTCTGGACTTGGTAGCTTTGGTACAATTCTTTCTTCTGGTCTCAGCACATTCAGTGGCATTGTTGTCCAAAATAATGCCGTAGTTAGTGGCACCGTAAGTGGCGCCACGATTACAGGTACTAACCTGCAAGGCGTCAACGTCAATGCAACTACTGTTACTACAACCACTGCAACCGGCACTACAGCGTTATTTACCAGTGGTCAGTATCAATCCCTGTCGGGCGCAACAATTACCGGCGAGCAAGGCTCTTTCACCTCTGGGACGTTTGTAAATTTAAGCGGCGCCACAATTACCGGCACAACCGTAGCCGCTACTACTGGTGCATTCCAAACTCTTTCTACACCTGTTCTTAACATTAGCGGAAACCTTTCCGTTGCTAGCGGCTTAACGGTAAGCGGGACTGCACAATTTACTTCGACTGTTCAAGTAACAGGTACGTTATCTGGCACAACAGTGACAGGTACTGCGGCAAGATTTACTACTGTTACCGGTGTTACTGGTATATTCACAACAACTCTTTCTGGCACAACTATTACAGGTACCGCTGTACGAGCTACTTCTATTACAGGTGCAACAGGTACCTTTACGACTAGGGTTTCAGGAGCACTTGTTACCGGAAACACAGGCTCATTTGGAAACGTAAGCGGCATTTCTGGCGTATTCACTCAGTTTCTTTCAGGTGCTGTAATTACTGGTGACGCTGGGCGGTTTACAGTAATTACTGGAGTATCTGGCGTATATACCAATTTATCTGGCGCTACTGTCACTGGAGATATTGTTACCGCTACTAGCATCACAGGTGTGACTGGTGTGTTTACCAGTCGTATCTCAGGTGTAACCGTAACCGGAACCACTGCACAATTTACAACCATCAGCGGTGTGTCTGGTGTATTCACTACAGATCTTTCTGGTGCAACTATTACAGGAGACAGTGTTCAAGCCTCTGGTTTAACTGCTGGCACTGGTAACTTTGTCCGTGTATCTGGAACAACCGTCACTGGTGATACGGGTGCGTTTACAAACCTCACTGGAATTGTAGGCGTATTTACAACAAGTGTTTCCGGGACCACCGTAATTAGCACAACTGTTACGGGTGCAACCGGTACGTTTACTTCGTTGACCGGTACCACAATTACGGGTACAACTGTCAATGCAACCACAGGTGTATTTAATACTCTTCAAGCGGTTAACTTAAGTTTTACCAATACAACGGTCTCCGGTAACTTAACAGTTGTAGGCTCTGGTTACTTTGGTTCTGGTGTTTCCGTAACAGGCACAATCAGCGGTATCACGGTTACTGGTACAAGTGGGCAGTTTACAAACATTACTGCTGACACAGCAAACTTTACAACTGCTACTGGCGTAACCGCAAGTTTCACAACCATCACTGGCGTTACTGTTACTGGCACCACGGCAAACTTCACTAGCGGCAACTTTGTCAGCTTTAGTGGTGGTACTTACATCGCCACGTCAGGTGTATTTGCATCCGGTACAGCCGCTAATCCCTCAATTTCTATTCTTGGAGACGCTGATACAGGGGTGTACTCTCCTGGTGCAAATCAACTAGCAATAACAACAAGTGGCACTGGCAGGCTGTTTGTTGACCCTTTTGGATTTGTGGGCATTGGCAAGGCAGTACCTCAAGATGATCTTCATATTGCCTCTACGACTCCTGCAGTTCTTCTCGAAGAGACAGACGCTGGCACTGATGAAAAATATTGGCGCATTCGTGCGGAAGGAAGCATTCTTCGTTTTGAAGGCATCAACGATGCGTTTAACGCAGCAGCTGCATGGTTAAACGTCACACGCACCACTGGCGCACGCACTGTTGACAACATTGCGTTTAGCACTGGCACTACCGAGCGTTTGCGTATTACCTCCGCAGGCAACGTAGGGATTGGCACCAGCATTGGCACTTGGACTCCTGGAGTAACACTTGACGTGCGTTCTGGTTCCAACAACACAGCCGTCGAAGAAATTGTTGCTTTTGCACGGCCAGACGCATTAGTACGTGCATCGATCAACAAAGGCATCGTTTCTGGTAATGGCATTTCATTTGGCACTACTACAAATCATCCGCTTGCATTAAGGACAAACGCCCTTGAAAGAATTGTCATTGGCGCTACTGGCACTACCACTCTCACTTCCGATGCATCCACTGCTCCTTTTATTGCAAATATTGGCGCTAGTGAAGTAGCTCGCATCGATTCCAGTGGCAAGCTCTTAGTTGGTTCGACTCTTGCGCGAGCTAATTTTGACAACATCACTATT